TTAGAACGTTCTCTCCCCGAGACGGTGCGGGTCATTCCAGAATCACCTTTTAACAAACCAGAAACGATTTAAATTGATGCAGCTTGATGCGGAAGTGATACCAATTAAGGAGGGGGCTAAGCTGGTAGGTAGCACCGAACCCAGAATCCACACGCCTTTACTGTATGGCGCAAGCAAAGCGCAAGAGGTTGCTGATCTAGCTGTAAAAATAGGCTTACCTTTGATCCCTTGGCAACGCTGGGTGCTTGATGATTTGTTATCTATAGACGCAAAGCAGAACTGGCGCAAAAAAACGGCATTGGTATTGGTCGCACGTCAAAACGGGAAGACTCACCTTGCCAGAATGCTTATTTTGTCACATTTATTTTTGTGGGGCAGTAAAAACGTATTGGGCATGTCCTCAAACCGCAACATGGCACTGGATACCTTTAGGCAGGTTGCTTACACCATAGAAGATAACCAGTTTTTAAAAGATCAGGTACGACAGATCCGTTTAGCTAATGGTCAAGAATCAATTACATTACTTAACGGTGCAAGGTATGAAATTGCAGCCGCTACCAGAGATGCGCCTCGTGGTAAAACCGCAGATTTCCTTTATATCGATGAATTACGTGAATGGACACCAGAAGCCTTTACAGCTGCACTGCCAGTTACAAGAGCAAGACCCCAGGCTATGACTTTAATGACTAGTAACGCAGGTGATGGGTTTAGTAGTGTGCTGAATGATCTGCGCGAGCGTTGTTTATCGTATCCACCAGAGAATTTAGGCTATTACGAGTACAGCGCACCACAGCACTGCAAAATACATGATCGCAAAGCTTGGACTATGGCTAACCCAGCACTAGGGCATTTAATTACTGAGCAAACATTGGAAGAATCGGTAAACACTAACAGCGTGGAGGCCACAAGAACTGAGATGCTTTGCCAGTGGATAGATAGTTCGGTCAGTCCTTGGGTTTACGGCTCAATTGAAGCGTGTAGCGATAGTAACCTAGATATACCAGTCGGTCCGCAAACAATTATGGCCTTTGATATTGCACCTACCAGAAGATCGGGTGCTTTAGTAATCGGGCAAATGAAAGACAACAAAATTGCGGTTGGTTTAGCCCAATTATGGTATAGCGATATTGCTATTGATGAAATGAAAATGGCTAGTGATATAAACGAGTGGGCAAAAAAATACCACCCTACAACTATATGTTTTGATAAGTACGCCACTCAAACGGTGGCTACTAAGTTGGAGCAAACTGGCTGGAAATTACAAGATTGCAGCGGCCAAAGCTTTTACCAGGCTTGTTCAGATCTCGCAAACGCCCTGGCGCAAAATACAATGGTGCATAGTGGGCAAGCAGACCTAGTGCAACACTTAAATAACTGCGCAGCTAAAACCAGCGATTTTGGTTTCAGGATTATCAGGCGCAAATCGGCTGGCGAAGTTACAGCTGCTATTAGCCTAGCCATGGTTGTAAGCCAATTAACAAAACCACAACAAACCGCGCAAATATTTGTTTAACTTGCACCATAAGTCCTATTTATGGTATAAAGTATATATATGGGTCTATTGTCTGCTTTGGGTATAAACACTAAAAAAGAATCTGTTCAAGCGCAATACGCCCCTGCCATTATGGACACAGCTTATGGCTATGGTTCATTTACTACAGGTGTTGGTAATTTCCCTGGCGGTTTAGATCGTAATTATGCGATGCAAGTACCAGCCGTTAGTCGTTGCAGAAATCTTATTGCTGGTGTAGTTTCTTATTTGCCACTGAAACTTTATAAAAAGTCAAGTGGTGAGGTACTGGGGAGTCCTCTTTGGCTGGAACAACCAGACTATCGGCAACCAAGATCCGTCACTTTAAGTTGGACTGTCGATAGTCTTTTGTTCTACGGAATCGCTTATTGGCGTGTTACAGAATTATATGCAGATGATTTAAGACCATCACGATTTGAGTGGATAGCTAATAACAGAGTTACATTTACTACAAATAAGTTTGGCACAGAGGTCAGTCAGTATTATGTAGATGGTGTTGAGTCACCAATGAGTGGAATCGGTTCACTCATCACATTCCAAGGCCTCACACAAGGCGTATTACAAACCGCAAGTCGCACAATACAAAGCGCACTAGATATTGAAAAAGCTGCAGCTGTGTCTGCGCAAACTCCGATGCCAAGTGGTTACATTAAGAACACAGGAGCAGATTTACCAGAGCAACAAGTATCAGGATTATTGGCACAATGGAAACAAAGTCGCCTAAATAGATCCACAGCATATTTGACTAGCACACTATCTTACGAAACTACAGGATTTAGTCCTAAAGACATGATGTACAACGAAGCACAGCAATATTTAGCAACGCAAATTGCCAGAGCGATGAATGTACCTGCATATTATATTAGCGCAGATATGAATAATTCTATGACCTATCAAAATATCATTGACGGAAGAAAAGAGTTTGTTGCTTATTCTTTGCAACCATTTATTTGTGCGATCGAGGATAGACTCAGTATGGATGATATTACGCCACGCGGCCATCAGGTAAAATTCGCAATTGAAGAATCGTTTTTACGTGCAGATACAATCAAGCGACTAGAAGCCATAGAGAAAATGTTATCCCTGGGTCTTATTGACGTGGATGATGCAAAAGAAATGGAAAACCTAACACCTAACGGAAGAGAACAAGACGATGATACTTACATTCAGTAGCCACATAGAAGCTGCGGATACAGAGCGCAGAGTTATATCTGGCAAGATCGTGCCTTTTGAAGAAGTAGGCAATACTTCCGTTGGCAAGGTCGTATTTGCTAAAAGCTCAATTAAAATTGGGGATGCTGGCAAAATAAAAATGCTTATGCAGCACCGAGCAGAAAAACCAATTGGTAGAATGCAATCAAATTACAAAGAAACAGAAGATGGAATTTATGCTAGCTTTAAAATTAGTGCCAGCATGCAAGGCCAAGATGCTTTGATTCTTGCAGGAGAGCAACTAATTGACGGCTTATCTGTAGGTGTAGACGTTAATAAGTCTGTACAGAAAAAAGATTATTTATACGTGACTAGTGCAACTTTAAAAGAGGTCAGCCTGGTCGAATCACCTGCATTTAGTGCAGCGCAAGTAACTAAAGTTGCTGCTAGCGAAAGCGAAGCAGAGACACCAATCGAAACTAAAGAAAGCGAGGCTCCTGTGGAAGATTTAGCAACAGCGCCACAAGAAGCAAAGGCAGAGGCTGCTACTCCTACAGTAGAAGCCGCACGCCCAGTAATTACAGCACCACTTATTCAAACATCTATTCGTACGCCAATTACATCTATGGCTGCTTATACAGAGCATAAAATTAAGGCTGCTCTAGGTAATGAAGATTCAAAGCTATATGTAACAGCTGCAGATGATTCATTTTCAACAAACCCAGCATTTAGCCCAACTCAATATCTAAGCGAGTTCGTAACTAATACTCGATTTGGAACTCCAGCAATTGATGCATGTTCACAAGGAACACTTCCAACGACAGGCATGACAATAAATGTGCCATCACTTGTTACTAGCGTTGGTGGCGGTTCAGGTGTAGCACCAGAAGTTACTGTAGAAGCCGAGGCTGGCGCAGTACAAAACACAGGCATGGAAACACAATATTTGACTGGCACAGTATCTAAGTATGCTGGTATGAATACACTAAGTGTCGAATTGCTCGAGAGATCAGATCCGAATTTTTATTCTGAACTCACAAAGCAACTCGAGTATGCCTATTTAAAGCGTTTAGATCAGACTGTATTAGCAGCTTTAATCCAAGCATCTGCTAATGGCACAAACACAACTGCAGACCTTGATGGTATTGTTGCATTCGCAACAGAAGGCGCACGCACTATCTACACAAACACAGGTTACTTTGCGCAGAATTACATCGCTAACCCAGCACAGTGGGGTGCGTTAATTGGTGCGCAAGATACAACAAAGCGCCCAGTATTTAATGCGTTACAACCAATGAACGCAGCTGGACAAGTTGGGCCACAATCAATTCGTGGTAACGTGCTAGGACTTGATCTATATGTAGACAAGAACTTCACAGCTACAACATTTGATGATGATTCAGCAATTATCCTTGCACCAGAGGCATTCACTGTATATCGTTCCGCCCAAAATTTCATGAGCGTGAATGTTGTCTCGAATTTGCAGGTTCAGGTTGCAATTTACGGCTACATGGCAACAATCGCCAAGATGCCTAACGGAATCTTAAAGTACAAGAAGACCTGATAAGACCCGTTAACCAATAAGTAATCTCTGGGGTTTAGTAGCCCTAGCCCCAGAGAGCTATTAGCAAAGGAGTAGAGATGCCAGCCAGTTATGTCACCGTGGCCGAGTTGAGGGCTAACCTCGGAATCGGCTCACTCTACTCCGATGCTACTATTGAAGAAATTTGCCAAACATCAGAAGATTTACTTAACCAATATTTATGGTTTAACACTGCCCCAGTAGTGGGCACAGCATTACAAGATAACGTTGCAACTATTATGCTTGCTAATCCAAACGCCTTTGCGGCGACTCAATCAATAGTCGTAAGTGGTTGTGGTGCTACATTTAATGGCACGCACACAATTACTGGCACAATACCGCCAACGTCTGGCACTACTAGCCTGATCCCAGTATTTATGTATAACTACGGACAAGTTAATTACCCTAATGGTTATTCATTTGTTCAATATAACAAAACAGCAGCTAATCAAGTATTTCACAAAGTATTACCTTACGGAGTGGCCACAGGCCCAGATCATAAAACTCAATCTTACGCGACAACCCCAAGTATAAGAGAGGCGGCTATGATTCTGGCAGTTGATATATTTCAAGCCAGACAAGTCAGTCAAACGGGCGGGGTCGGTATGGATGGGGTCAGTGCTAGTCCTTATCGAATGGGATACCAACTGATCAATAGAATCAGAGGCCTCATCCAACCGTATTCAAGTCCAGCATCATTGGTGGGCTAATGGCCGCAATTAGCACTTTACGTGGCACAGTAGCAACAGCTTTGGCGAACGCTGGAGTTTGGTCAACCTTCTCGTTTCCGCCAGCAACTTTGCTCGCAAACAGCGTAGTCGTAACACCTAGCGATCCTTACATCGTACCTAGCAATAATAGCCAGACAAGTATTGCGCCTTTGGCTAATTTTAAGATTTTGATAACTACACCTGCATTTGATAATCAAGGCAACCTAAAAGGCATAGAAGATTTTCTTGTAGCAGTAGTAAACAAACTAGCGGCATCTACCCTGGTTTATAACATATCAAGTGTCTCCGCTCCAGCTATAACCAATGCAGCTAGTGGAGATTTATTAACGTCAGAAATCACCCTATCAATCCTAACGAGCTGGAGCTAAAATGAGTTCACAAGCAGACGACTTAGCCTTCTTAATAAAGATAGGCCAGATCAAAGAAGCACCAAAACAAACCGCACAAACTAAAAAAGAAGAGGAATAACAATGGCCATATACTTAAATAACAATGTAGGCGTTAAATTGGCTACTGCCGCTGCGCCTACAGTACCTTCCGTAGATATCAGCTCTTATGTATCTAACGCAGTAATTAATCAAATTGTAGATGAACTTGAGGTGACAACAATGGGAGATCTTTCTCATCGCTTCGCTCAGGGTCTCCAATCTGCTACATTTTCAATCGACTTTCTCAATGACTGGGCATCTTCACAGGTTATGCAGACACTTAATGCTGCGTTTGGCCAGACTCTAGCTGTATCAGTAATTACAGTTAAAGGCACTGTAGTTTCAGCTGCTAATCCTACTTACCAATTTTCAATCTTGGTAAACAACCTAACCCCACTGGGTCAAGGTGGCGTAGCCGAAATTGCAACATCTAGTCTGTCCTTTACAGTAAACTCAGTAGTAACAGTGTCCTCATCGGTGGCATTTTAACTAAGGAGTAATAATGGCAAAGCTAAAGATTACAAGGGCTAATGGCGAAGTTTCAGAACATAAAATAACGCCAGGAGTTGAGTACGCTTTTGAAATTAGCAAAGGAATGGGCATCTCTAAAGCCCTACGTGAGTCAGAAATGCAAAGCCATATTTATTGGTTAGCGTGGGAATGTTTACGTAGATCAGGTGCGCAAGTACCTTTATGGGGTGCAGAGTTTATTGACAGTTTAGAAACTGTTGAGGTATTAGACGAAGAAAAAAAATAGTACAGCGTGATTCCATTCTCTATACGGTAGCTGCTTTAAGTGTAGAGACTGGAATTGCGCCTAGTGAGTTTACCAATATGGATTCGGACATGCTCACAGCAATAATGCAGGTGCTAACAGATAGAGCCAAGGAGATCAAAAATGCCAGCAGAGGTCGTAGGCGTTAAAGATGTCCTTAATGGACTCAGTTTTATCGATGAAGATTTAAGGCTTAAAATTAGCAACGCTATTGATCCGTTAATGCGAGCAGTGGCAGAAAAAGCCAAAAGTTTTGTGCCATCTAATACACAGGTGCTATCGGGTTGGTCTAAGTCATTATCTTCTAATATTGATCGACCATTTCCAAAATATGATGGCAGTGTAGTTAAGGCTGGTATTGGTTATAACCCAGGTAAAAATGTAGCCACAAAGAATGGCTGGCAAGTAAGCCAATATGTTTACAACGTAAGCAGGGCTGGTTCTATTTATGAAACCGCAGGAAGATTAAATCCACAAGGCAGAGCGCCATTTACATTTAAACATGAAGGTAGCGGCACTTACGTTAGAAGATCTGCAAAGAGCCAAGCTTTAGATTTTTATGATTCAAATAACCCATTTGCTAGCCAGCAATTTATTGGTGCTTTAGAGCCAGTAACAAAGCCTAAAAGAGTGCCAGGCGCACGTGGGGCAACTGGTCGAAAGATGCAAGGCCGTTTAATCTACAAAGCTTGGGCGCAAGATAATGTAAAAGTTTATGAAGCGATATTAAAGGCTGTAGATAAAACAGCTGTAGAGTTTACACGCAAAACTGAAATTAAGAAGGTGGCATAGTGGCCAATATATTTGTAGCAGCTTCGGCAACTTGGAATGGTAAGGCTCTTAAAAAGGCTAAGCAAGATGTAAACGTATTTGATAAGCAAGTTAAAAAATTAGGCGGCACACTTGCTGCAGCATTTTCAGTTAGAGCAATAACTAGGTTTGGTAAAGAAGCAGTAAAAGCATTTATGGCAGATGAGAAGGCCGCCAAGTCATTAGAGCAACAATTAAAAAACACTGGTTACCAATTTAGCGGTCCAGCCGTAGAAATGTATATTGCCGATCTGCAAAAAACTACAGGTGTATTAGACGATCAATTACGACCAGCATTTCAGCAATTATTAACAGTAACAGGATCACTCACCACAAGCCAAGATGCATTAAATACTGCATTAAATGTAAGCGCAGCAACGGGTAAATCATTAACCGAAGTTACCTCAGCCTTATCACGTGGCTATGCAGGCAATACCACAGGTTTAAGTAGGTTAGGTGCTGGTTTAAATAAAGCATTATTAAAAACTGGCGACATGGATAAAATCATGGCCGAACTTAATAAAAAGTTTGCAGGTCAGTCAGCGGCCAGATTAGATACCTATGCTGGAAAGATGGATTTATTAACTGCAGCATCAGCTGACGCACAGGAAATTATAGGTAAAAGTTTATTAGATGCTTTAACACGGCTAGGCGATGATAATAGTATTGCAAGCGCAACAAAGAGTATGGAAAATTTTGCTACAGCTACAAGTGAGGTAATTACTGGCTTAAGCGTAATTATTAGCAAGCTAAAACTAATCGGTAATGTGCCAGGTGTAGATGCAGAGATTCTTAAAAACTTACCATACGTTGGGCCAGCGTTACGGGCTATACAAGGTTTGAGAACAGTTGGTAGAGAAAATACGCCGTCACAATTTAACACAGTCGCCCGACCATCTGTTGCAGAAATCGGCACTCAACTTAAATTATTAAAAGCCAAAAAAGACGAACTAGCATTACTAAACAAAAAGAACGCTATTGAAAATAAGAACGTAGAAGAACTTAAAAAGAAGTTTGACCTAGAGCGTATAGGCATAAACGCAGCCCTAAACAACGCAACTGATGAAGAGACTAAGTTACGCCTAAAATCACAGCTAGCAATCTTAGACAATAACGAGGCTTTGGCTAAAAAGTATTTGGCGGAATTAGAAGCAACGGAGGCATTAAGAAAACTTGCAGAGCAGGCAAAACTGGCAGGTATGACTTTAGAAGAATTTGCAATTAAACAAGTAAGAACGTTAAACGCGAAAATAGATGATTATGTGACAAACATGGTTTTGGATTTAGTAAGAGATTTGAATGCACGCATATCCGCTCTTTTGGCTAAATTTAATTTTACTAGTCCATCTAGTGGTGGTGGTGGTGGTGGTGGTGGTAGTGATGATGGTAGTGATATAATTTATACACCAGCAGTGCAAAAATTGGCCATAGAATCAACAAAAAATCTAAACAATAAAATACAAGACTATTTATCAAATTTTCCTGGTTTTGGTGTGCAAAAATCTAGCAACCAACAATCTATGGATATACGAGTAACAGTAGATACAACTGGCAGTGGTGACAAATTAAGTCAAGCGATAGCAGAATCTATACAAATTGCCACAAGAAATGGATATAGCACAGTGCCAGCAGGTCAGGGCTTTTAATGACCTTACCTGTAATAAATGCTGTAATTAACTTTAGCACTGGGCCTAGTTTTGCTCAGGCTATGATATTAGATACAGGCATATTAGATACAAACGTATTGGCAGATGCAGCAGCTGTAATTGTAGATGTGTCTAATCAGGTTAATCGCATAGAGACTAACCGAGGCCGTACAGCTTTATCAGATCAATTTCAGACAGGCTCACTAACCTTACGCATAGTAGATCAAAATGGCGACTTTAATCCGCAAAACGTTACAGGGCCGTACGCAAATCTTTTAACACCTATGAAGAAGGTGCAGATTACTGCAACTTACGGAAGTGTTACTTATCCTATATTTTCAGGATTTATTACGTCTTATGTAACTACATATCCAGATGAGTCTGGTGAAGATTTAGCCATTACAACAATACAAGCTGTAGATGCATTTAGATTAGCGCAGGTAGCACAGATCAGCACAGTTACAGGTGCTACTGCAGGCGACTTATCGGGCACACGTATTAACGAAATACTAGATCAAATCTCATGGCCAGCGACTATGCGTGACGTGGATGCAGGTCTTACTACTATGCAAGCAGACCCAGGCACTAACCGCACAGCACTGCAAGCTTTAACTACTGTAGCGACTTCCGAGTATGGCGCGTTGTATGTCGATGCGTCTGGCTCGTTTGTATTTCAAGATAGAAATGTTACAGCTGGATCTATTGGCGGCACACCTACAGTCTTTGCAGATAATGGCACAGGTATAGATTACTTTGATGCTAGTTGGATACTAAATGATGTGCTTATATTTAATAAAGCCACTATTACTAGAGCAGGTGGAACAGCCCAAGTAGCCTTAAATCAAGCAAGCATAGATAAATACTTTTTACACAGCTACTTTTTAGACAACTTACTTATGCAGACCGATGCCGTAGCCCTAGATTACGCACAGGCTTATGTTGCCAGTAGAGCCGAGACAACTATACGAGTGGA